TGCGTGGGTCGATGGAAGATTTTTTGAATGTTTCCTGTTCTTTCTTCATTTGCTTAAGAACGACTTTTTGTCTTCTTAAGATATTTTCGATAATAACAGAATTATATTCATCGTGAATGAAAAGTTTTGGAACAAGTTCAGAATAAAATCCGTTACTGGCTTCAGTTCCTGATATAACAGCCCCAATGGGTATATCCTGATGAAAAAAAAGAAGGTCTTTTACAAGAACACTCTTACCTGTATCTCTTCTACCAATCATTACAATTACTGGACCTTTCGCACCTTCTATATCTTTGGCGTCAAAAACAATACTTTTCATATCAAACTTTTTTAGTTCTAAAGAACCTGAAGACATGATATGTTTATTATGTATTATATTATATTTTGATACAAAAAACTAATTATATGGACTTTACTGTAATAAAAATACTTCTTTATTACAATTCTTTTTTCTCTCGCTTATCCATTGATTCTCCAAATATAACCATTCTTTATTTCACCTGATGCTGATGCCTTTTTTAGAGACATGATAGACATTTGAAAATCTTTTGCTACTTCTCTATTCGAACCATATGTCTTTATGACATTTCTTGTTCTTGGGTCAATCTGATCCACGGATTTTCCTCCTTTACTGATACTTTTTTCTGGTAGTGTATCTCTTGATAGATATTCATTTTTCATTTCTTCGCTACAATCCTTGTAATACTTCCAGTAATGTCCGCTTGAAATCGATTCACTTTTTATTGCACGTGTAAATCCATTACACTTCATATCTCTCGCTTCAACCGCATCTTTTTGGGAAGCATAAACCTTCATTATTTTAGTTTTTTTTATATCTATCATCGCTATAAATTGAGTTCCCGCCAATTCTCTTGTAGCGATTGTATCGGGGATAGTTTCGGGAACTGTCTCACCGTGTCTTACAAAATACCATCTAAAATTCTTGTAAACCGTATTATTCTCTGCAGCACGTTTCAATGGAGCAGGTGATATAGCAATGTCAGCAAACGCTCTTTCTACATCTATTGGACTATCGTGAATTCTTATAGGATTTGTTAAATCTTCTATGTTATATTGATAAACTTTTGGTGACCGTCTTCCTGTATCTCGTTTTACCATACTAAAATTACAAGTAGTAATATCCCCTAAATTCGTATTTGGTGTCTCCGGTTCGTCATCATCATCTTCGAATACAATATTTTCCTCTATTTCTGGCACAATGACTGGTTCAGTGTGAATGACTTGTTTTTGTAGTTCTAAATTAAGGAGCAAATTTTGATTTTGTAGCAACAAATTCTCCTGTTGAATTTTAAGTCCTTCAAATTTAATTGCTTCTGTTTTTTGAGCGGTTTCCTCTAATTTTATAGCTCTTTCATCTCTTTCAATATCCGTATTCTGGAAATTGTTTTTATTCTGTTGTATAATTTTTACGAATTCTTCGTATTGCTTTTTATCTACAAGATATGTTTCTGACGACTTATTTCCATTCTTCATTTCTACAGGATAATTGAATTTTTTAATAAAATCGTTATTATGTAAGAACTTTTCGAACTTTACATAATTATCAGATTGAATTACATCAATTAGTAGTATTTCTGTTGTGAAAGAATTCGATAAATTTGATTTCCGTTCTTTGATTGATTGTGTTGCACCAATTTTGATGACAAGAGCATCTACTATGTTTTGTATCAAAAAAATATATACAACATTTTTTGCATGAAAATCACTCACCAATCTTCTTTCTTTCTCAAGACCCTTTTCTTTCAAAAACTTTTTATATTCAACAAACTCGTTGTCCCTAATTTCTAATTGTTTTTTTAATTCTGTTGTTTCTTCTTGAATAACATCTTGTAACGTTTCTTCCAATGTTATATAGTATTCGTGTATTTGGTCTGCTTTAGCAGTACATGATTTAAGACAAAATAGTTTGAACGTTTTTACATTCATCATAATTTTTTCTTTATTACTACCACCGTGTGTTTTTTCTTGCTCCTGCAAGTTGAGGTATGAAGATTTATAATCCACATTCAGTTTGAAATGTTTTTCTAATACTCTTTTGGCATTACATTTTTTATGAAACCCCAACCATTCCCAAATATTATCTAAATCTATAACAAAATCATTCTTTTGGTAATTTAGAAAACAGTAAAATGACGCAACAAATAGTTGTTGTTCTGTTTCATTGAAACTTTCTTTGATTTTGTTAAGTAATTTGCCATTGTATGTTCCGTTCAATCGTGTAATAGGATTATTCTCAATCAGTTCTACAATATCAAGAGATGCCATTGATACATATATAGTTATTACTTCTTTATATCATTTTTTATTATTCAATTCAATATATAAAAGAATACTCGTGAGTATCTGTGGTAAATTAAATTCGTCTATTTAGACGGATTCAATTGTTTTCTCTGGTGAGCAAACAATTTAGATTCTGCTAAGTTGAGCAAGATTTATCGGTTCCGCCAAGTTGTATAGCAAGATTTATCGATTATGCCAAGTTGCAAAATCATTCTGCCAAATTGTATAGCAAGATATATCGTTCACCCGTACAGCAAAGCAATATTAACAATAAATCTTGATACTGCGGTTGCGGTAGATGCTGCGTGTTGATGTCATATTTTTACATTTCCACCAAGAACTTCCTCCAGACCATAACATCAATATCTTTAGCGTAAAAATTCGTTATAATGTATGAAATTTAAAAAACTATTGCAAATATATAGTTTAATAACTCCAGAACTTTTTTTCTACATCTCACTCGCAGTAGTTATTTTTCTTCAAGGTTATTATTAATAAACATTTGTATCGATACAAAATTAGAAATAGTTTTATTTAGGAACAATTCCCAAAAATTATAATCTATGTAAGATATATAACTAAATAAATGGCAGGTGCATTACTTCAATTGGTTGCTTACGGAGCTCAAGATGTATTTTTGACAGGAACCCCAGAGATTACGTACTGGAAGATCTCTTATCGTCGCCACACTAACTTTGCGATGGAGAGTATCGAACAGACATTCTCTGGACAGGCAGATTTCGGTCGCCGTGTGACATGCACAATCAGCAGAAATGGTGATTTGGCTTATCGCACATACCTTCAGGTGACTCTCCCAGAGATTAACCAGAGTATGAAGACCCAGACAGGACAGGGTGTCTATGCTCGTTGGTTGGACTACATCGGTGAGCAGCTCATCGCACAGGTAGAGGTCGAGATTGGAGGACAGAGAATTGACCGTCAATACGGTGACTGGATGCACATCTGGAACCAGCTTACACTCTCATCAGAGCAGCAGAGAGGTTATTTCAAGATGATTGGTAACACGACCCAGCTTACCTACATCACCGACCCTCTCTTCGCCGAGGTGTCTGGCCCATGCTCTTCCGCCACTGGTCCATCACAGGTGTGCGCCCCTCGTAATGCTCTCCCAGAGACGACGCTTTACATTCCTCTCCAGTTCTGGTTCTCCAAGAACCCCGGACTTTCTCTTCCTCTTATTGCTCTCCAATACCACGAGGTCAAGATTAACCTCGATCTTCGTCCTCTTGGCGAGTGTCTTTGGGCTGTATCATCGCTTGGTGCCACATCTGGTATCCAGTCAGTCCCAATCGCTTACCAGCAGTCACTTGTAGCGGCGTCTCTCTATGTTGATTATATCTTCCTTGACTCAGATGAACGCCGAAAGGTCGCACAGAACCCGCACGAATATCTCATCGAGCAAATCCAATTTACGGGTGATGAGAGTGTTGGTTCATCGTCGAACAAGCTGAAGCTAAACTTCAACCATCCCTGCAAGGAACTCATCTGGGTTGTGCAGCCAGATGCGAACGTAGATTATTGCTCTTCTCTGGATGCTGCCCAGACGCTCTTCCGCACTCTTGGAGCTCAACCCTTCAACTACACAGATGCCATTGATGCTCTTCCCAACGCAATCCACGCTTTCGGCGGACCAGCAGAGACGAGTGGTTCCAACGCATTCATCACCTCCAACGGTCTCTTCCAGATGGCTGGAGCCACCGACAACACTGGAGTCCTCCCATCATCAGGAAACTGGGCTTTTACATCCAGCGGTGCCAGTCCAGACCTTCCATTCGGCCCACAGGACGGCAAGGCAGCAAACGGCTCATATGTCTCCGACGCTGGAACATTCGTTCTCGCAGAGACCGCACTCGACATGCATTGTTGGGGCGAGAACCCTGTTGTCACCGCCAAGCTTCAGCTCAACGGTCAGGACAGATTCTCCGAGAGAGAGGGCTCTTACTTCGACGTCGTTCAACCTTATCAACATCACACACGCGCACCTGATACTGGCATCAACGTATATTCTTTCTCACTAAAACCTGAGGAACATCAGCCAAGTGGGTCGTGCAACTTCTCCAGAATTGACAATGCTGTCCTACAGCTTGTGCTGTCATCTGGAACGGTCGCCGGAACTGCCACCGCAAAGGTGAGAGTATATGCCGTCAATTATAACGTATTACGCGTAATGTCGGGAATGGCTGGCGTGGCTTATAGCAATTAATTTGCGTATTTGACTCTATGTCTGGTTTATTATACACTCATAATACTACTAATATACCAAATAAAACGATAAAAAATATATATTAATACCTATAAAAATGTGAATTAAAAAATTCATACTTTTAGTGAGACCAACAACATGTCCATACTGTGACCAACACAATAGTGAGACCAACATTGTATTGAGACCAACATAATAATACATGTCATCGTGCTGTCAATAACTCTGACAGGTCATTGATTTAGCAACTTATAGAGCAAGATTTTGGTATTCGACAGGTAAATTTACATATGTTTCCATATCGGTCATGCAACAACAAGAGCAAGAGCAAGGAAATGATATGTCTTGCTTTCTGTTCAGAGAAAGCAAGTTATACACTATATATATTATAGAATGATTTTTTTTGCTTTCTCTGGAAAGAAAGCAAGATTTTTAATGATATAGGTGGGTATTGTGATTATACCGTAATACGGTTATTCTATTCCGGTATAATCTTGTTATTGTTATTGATAATAACAACAACAATATAAAGAAACGTATATATAATTAGTATAACGGTATGACTTCTATCAATATTGTTGATTTGATTGAGAACACACCAATTACAAAGCTTTCTGGGACATATAATAATAAATTGATTATGAAAGTAAAAGCAAATTTTACAGAGAGTCAACAAAGATTATTTGTTTCATCTTTTTACTGCTTTTTGAATTACAACCAAACAACTGATTTCGTAATCGACCTTGATGATGTGTGGAAATGGTTAGGATTCAGTCAAAAAGCACGGGCCAGAGAATTATTGGAAAAAAATTTTGTCATCGATAGAGATTACGTAATCTTGCTTTCTGGACAAAAGCAAGATAAAAAACACGGTGGTAATAACAGAGAACAATTTATGTTAAATGTAAAAACATTCAAGTTATTATGTATTAAAGCCGGAACATCGAAAGCTGATGAAATTCATGAGTATTTTGTAAAATTAGAGTATTTACTTCAGGAAGTGATACAAGAAGAGTCAAATGAACTAAAAATGCAATTGGAACAAAAAGGGGACGAAATACTGAATATTGAAAATAAAAATAAACTAGAGTATACTAAATTACTCAAGGAAAAAGAACTCGAAAAACAGAATATTCTTCTTACCGAATATAGTAATAAAACGATTTCGCTGGTATATATTATCAAAGTAAAATCGTTCATCAATGGTGAATACGTTGTAAAAATAGGAGAAAGTCGTCGTGGTATAGTAGATAGATTCGCCGAGCATAAAACAAACTACGAAGAAGTACTATTATTAGATTGTTTTGGTGTGAACAGATGCAAGGATTTTGAAAATTTTCTGCATAATCATGAAGATATTAGGTGCAATAGAGTTACTGACTTAAAAGGGCATTTGTCAGAAAGAGAATTGTTTTTAATTGGAAAGAATCTAACTTATTCTACATTAATGAATGTGATAAAGACAAATATAAATCATTTCGAATATAATAATAATGACTTAGAAAAAGTAAGAATAGAATATGAATCTTTGAAACTTATCACCGAAATGAACGGTACTGATTTAAAAACAATAATACAACAACTTGTTAGTAATAACAAACTATTGTTAGATAAAATAGACAAGTTGGAAGATTCTAATAGGGAAATTTTGAAAAAGTTGGACAATGACACCCCTGCCCCGAAATTAACCACCGGTTTTAATACGCCACTCGTAACGCTTGGACCAAGATTACAGAAGATAAACCCCGAAACGCTACAA